TTCATCCGTGATCCAGAGACATTTGAATTATACTGGGTTGACATGTCAAAAGTTTCGAGAGTTATTGTCAACGAATCAGAAGGTAAGCGTCCGGAGCAGTATGTGGTCCGTGACATCAATCCAAACTTCCAGAATCTAACAGTAGCCGCAAAGACCACACAGGATGTGGCAATGAATCCTCCTACACAGGGCGGATACACAGCACCTAACAACTACACGGCACCCAATGCTTCATATGGTGCGGGATCAAGATTCCAGACAGCGTTAAATGAATTGGTCATTGACGCCAAGCACGTGGTCCACCTAAGCCTAAGTGAAGGATTGGATAGCTCGTGGCCATTTGGTATGTCAGTGTTGGAAAACGTTTATAAAGTATTCAAACAGAAAGAACTGTTAGAAGACGCACTATTGATCTACAGGGTGCAACGTGCACCTGAGCGTAGGGTGTTCAAGATTGACGTGGGTAACATGCCAAGCCACATGGCAATGGCCTTTGTGGAACGCATCAAGAACGAAGTGCATCAACGTAGGATTCCTACAGCAAACGGTGGCGGTGGTAGCTTGATGGATGCCACGTATAATCCACTATCAATCAACGAGGACTACTTCTTCCCAACAACGGCAGATGGTAGAGGTTCAAGTGTTGACGTATTACCAGGTGGACAGAACCTAGGTGAGATTGATGACCTACGTTACTTTAATAATAAACTATCACGTGGTTTAAGAGTTCCAAGTTCATACTTGCCAACTGGTCCAGATGATAGTCCAGCACCATTAAATGACGGACGTGTGGGAACTGCACTTATACAAGAGTATAGATTTAATCAATACTGTATGCGTATGCAGAATCAGATCAGTCAGAAGTTGGATGATGAATTTAAGATGTTCTTGCGTTGGAGAGGCTTTAACATTGATAGTTCGATCTTTACTATCAAGTTTAACTCACCACAAAACTTTGCAAGTTACAGACAGGCAGAATTAGACAGCCAACGTGTTAACGTGTTTGGACAGTTAGAAGCACTGCCATATATGAGTAAACGTTTCTTGATGCAGAGATTCCTGGGTCTGAGTGAAGAAGAGTTATTAGAAAATGAAAACCTTTGGTCAGAAGAACGTGCAGAATCAGAACCATTAACACCACAAGGTTCAGACATGCGTTCAGTGGGCATATCACCGGGCGGTATTGAGGGAGATCTTGAGACTGCTGACGATCTAGAAGCTGATCTAGAAGCACCAGACATCACAGAACCAGCAGGCGAGGAAACACCGCCAGGTGCTGAAACACCTCCAGGAACATAAATATTACTATGACCTTAAACGAAATGTATGACAGACCCGCTCCAGGATACCAGGACGTTGAGAACGACAACGGCCAGATCAAACTTGGAGATCTACGCAAGACCAAACTGACTCTCAAGCAGATCAGCAAGATGCGTCAGATGAATGATGTCCGTGCATTTGAGCATGAACAAAAGCTGACTCGCATACAGAAACAGTATGCACCAGCACCAGAAGCACCTAGCTTCTAATAATATTACAAAAATATTACATTTTTGGCCTTTTTTAGGCTGAAAAACACCTATATATTCCCAAAACCTGTAAATAACAACACTAGCCCCATATATGGAGAATTAAACAATGAATAAATTTGAACAACTTATCGAATACATCATTAATGATGAAGAAGATAAAGCCAAAGAGTTGTTCCACGAAGTAGTTGTGGAAAAATCTCGTGATATCTACGAGAACTTAATGGCTGAAGAAGAACAAGTTGAAGAATCAACAGAAGAAACTGTTGAAGAAGCAACAGAGTCAGACGAAGAAACAGTAGAAGAGTCAACTGAAGAAGTTGCTGAAGACGCTGTTGAAGAATCAATCGTTGACGAATTCACAGACGAAACAGAAATCGGTGGCGATGCCGCTGACGACTTAGTTGACGAAATCGAAGCAGACGAAGAAGGTATTGCTTTAGAAGGCGAAGACGAAGAAGACTTAGAAGACCGTGTAGTTGACTTAGAAGACAAACTAGACGAGTTAATGGCTGAATTCGAAGAATTAATGAACGACGAAGACAAAGAAGAAGCACCTGAAGAAGAGCCAGAAATGGACATGGACATGGACATGGGTGACGAAGCTGAAGAAGAAGGCGAGGAAGAAGAGGAAGTTGAAATGCCAATGGAATCTGAAGAAGAGATCGCTGAAGAAACAGAAGAAGAGCAAGTTGACGAAGCAGTATCATTAAAGCCAGTTAAGGCTGATAACGCTGATCACGCTACTAACAAAACATCACCAGTTGCGGCTGATGGTGGCAAGAAAGAAAAGTTAGCAGACGCTCATCCAGCTAAGACAGAACAAGAGACAGGCAGACCAGCTCCAAAGGCAAAAGAATTGCCACATGGAACTACAGAGCCAGATCTTAAAAAAGTTTAATTTAGGAATCTACTTAAATGGCAATGCACCTTAAGGAACACTTGAACTATAATGCGGCGAACATCGTCGTTGAGGGTTCAGAGTCAGGCAAAGACCTTTACATGAAAGGTATTTGTATCCAGGGTGGTGTAAAAAACGCCAATGAGCGAGTATATCCGGTAAAAGAAATTGAGACAGCAGTTAAAACGCTCAATGAACAGATTACTGGTGGTTACTCAGTTTTAGGTGAAGTAGATCACCCAGATGACTTAAAAATTAACCTAGACCGAGTGAGCCATATGATCACAGAAATGTGGATGGATGGCCCAAACGGCTACGGTAAGTTAAAGATTTTACCAACACCAATGGGTAAACTAGTGGAAACTATGTTGACCTCAGGTGTTAAATTAGGAGTTTCAAGCCGAGGAAGCGGTAACGTTTCTGAAAGCGACGGACAAGTCAGTGATTTTGAAATTATCACTGTCGATGTAGTGTCACAGCCTAGTGCTCCAAACGCTTATCCAACAGCAATTTATGAAGGGCTCATGAATATGAACCACGGTCATAAGGTGTTGGACATGGCCAAAGAGGCTAACGGTGACGCCAAAGTGCAGAGATACTTGAAGAGTGAAGTTATGCGACTCATCAAGGATCTCAAATTATAGGAGAATGGCATGCTAGATGTTATTAAACCATTGCTCGATAGCGACTTAGTTAATGAGGATACACGCAACGAAATCAACGAAGCGTGGGAATCTAAGTTAAATGAAGTTCGCGATCAAGTTCGTGCAGAAATCCGCGAGGAATTCGCACAGAAGTATGAACACGACAAAACAACAATGGTTGAAGCAATCGATCGCATGGTAACAGAAAGTCTTGAAACTGAGATGGCTGAAATGAAAGAAGAAAAAGCCAAATTAGCAGAAGATCGTGTTAACCAAGTTAACAAAATGAAAGAATCAGCAGAAAAATTTAATAACTTCATGGTTACTAAATTGGCTGAGGAAATCAAAGATCTTCGTGAAGACCGTAAACAACATGGTGCTACAATGGAAAAATTGGAAAACTTTGTTGTTGCTCAATTAGCAGAAGAAATCAAAGAATTTGCTCAAGATAAACAGGACGTTGTAGAGACTAAAGTTAAACTTGTTGCAGAGGCTCGTGAGAAACTAGAAGAACTTAAAACTAAGTTCGTTACAGAATCAAGCGAGAAGATGTCAACTGCTGTTGCCAAGCACTTGAAAGCTGAACTTTCTCAATTACAGGAAGATATCAAGATTGCTCGTGAGAACAGTTTTGGTAGAAAGATCTTCGAAACATTTGCTAGTGAATTTGCAGGCACTCATTTAAATGAGAATGCTGAGATCCGCAAGTTGATGGCTACAATCGAAGAGAAGAACCAGCAATTAGAGGAATCAACCAAGGCACTCGACGAAACCAAAGCGTTGGTCGAAGCCAAAGAAAAAGATATTCGCATTATCAACGAAACTAACGAGCGTAACGCTAAGTTAGACGAGTTGCTTGAAACGTTGAATGACGAGAAAGCAGAAGTGATGCGTAATTTATTAGAAGGCGTTCAAACTAAGAAATTAGAGAATGCTTTTAACAAGTATCTCCCAGCGGTGCTTAACGAGAATGTAGTGAAGTCTAAGAAAGCGACACTTACAGAATCAGTTAAGGAAGTTACTGGGGATAAACCTGCGCCAGTTGAAGCAAAAGAAGATGACTCACAAGTTATCGACTTACGCAAATTGGCCGGACTATAAGTAAAGACATTAGGAGAAAGATATGTCACAAGAACTACTTGAAAGCCGTTGGGGTGAAACTAAAGAAGCATTATTAGAAGGCCTCCAAGGTAATAAAAGAAACGCAATGGGTGTTGTTTTAGAAAACACCAAGAAGCACTTGATGGAGACATCAGCGGCTGGCACAACAACAGCTGGTAACGTAGCAACACTTAACCGTGTTATCCTACCTGTTATCAGACGTGTGATGCCAACAGTTATCGCTAACGAAATCGTTGGTGTTCAACCAATGACTGGCCCAGTTGGTCAAATCCACACATTAAGAGTGCGTTATGCAGAAACAAACAATGCTACTGGCACTGCTAACGATGTAACAGCAGGCGACGAAGCATTATCACCATTCAAGATTGCTACTGCTTATTCAGGTGACGGCACTGCCGGCGAAGCTGATGTAACAGCGGCTAAAGAAGGAACAGGCGGTCGTAAGATCTCAGTTCAAATCTTGAAACAGGCTGTTGAAGCAAAAACACGTAAATTACAAGCACGTTGGACATTTGAAGCGGCTCAAGATGCACAAGCTATGCACGGCATCGACGTAGAAGCAGAGATCATGGCGGCTTTAGCACAAGAAATTACTGCTGAAATCGATCAAGA